CTCGGTAAAATACTTCTATACAAGGCACAGTTTTCTGTACTTGTACGGACATAAGAACCTTCATATATGAATTCTATAAGATTAAATGGCTCGGAGCCACGAGTAGAAAATCCTGAAGAAAGATCTCCTGGATACAAGTTTAATCCTTGACAATCTGGCCACCAAGGAGCATATGTAACATCATTTCCACTTAAATCTCTAGTTGCCAAAAAAAATGCATTGTATGTTGCTGCCAAATAATTCTGCGCCATGAAAAAAAGATGACGAGTAGGATTTGGAAGTTCAAGAGGAATCTGGTAAAAGGGTGCACTCCGTGTATCTTTTACATCAATTGCTATATGCTGTACCATTGGTATTTCAATGTCTGCAAGACGAAAGCGATTTGCTTCTGGTTTATCTAGAAATATGTATTCTGCCAATAAATATGTGTCTCCTAGATTCAAAGTCTGTGGCATTGTAGAACTAAGAGGTGAAACAAGACCCGTTGAAGGATAGAGTCCAGGGACAACTGAACCGCCACTTCCAGACATATAGAACTTACTTCCTAGAATGGGCCAAAGCGCTGATCCTTCAACTGCAGGAATCGTACATAATCCAGAGGCGCGAGAGTCTGTATAATATAGACTTGTAACTGGGCGGAAGGTAACTGATACACGAACTTCATCTACATGAAGACTATCAATGGGTAGGGCTGCACCTAGATCGCCTCGGCTAAACCAGAAGGGAAGGGGTACAATAACCTTTGTAGGCGTTGTTGTATTTCCAAGACTTGTTTGATTGAATCCATTCTGTACACGACAAATCATTGCATTTACATCTAAGACTTTCTCAAGAGGAGTATTAAATTCGTCCATAACCTCCATAAGGCGTCCATCAAGTGTTTCAATCGTATTTCCTCCAATTGTCACCGTTGTCTGTAAAATCAAAGCATGGCCGAGGCTATTTGTCCAGCCGAAGCGAGGTCCAGCAAAGTTAAGACCAGCCTCTTTCATAGCGGCAGCTTGATAAGAATAAATATCGGGTAGCGATGCAACTAAATACAAACGAGTGATTAATTCTCCTTTTTTCAACAATCTACATGATGCTGTTTGTCCAAATGCAGGTGTCTGTTGAAAATCCAATCGTTGCCACTGTGTAGTCATACGTCCAGCACGAACTAATACAGATTTATAGACATTAATATCTGTGGGGATTTTAGGAAGTAATCGTTCATCTTGTAAACCACTGTGTAAAAGTCGTACCAGTGAGGCGACCATATCTAACAATAACAATTAATCTCTTAGGTCTAGAGTAGAAATGCCTCGTATCTATCCGGTAATTATTGACAGAGTTCCTGATCATGACCTTCAGCTAAAACCAGAAAAGAAAGTTGTGGTTCACACGTCATTAAAGCCTATGAATCTTAAACTATCCAGACCCAGGCCCGTCAGACTTCCTCAAATAGTGGATTTGCGCAAAAATTCAAAAATGCCTCCAGTCTATGATCAAGGTGATTTAGGAAGCTGTGTTGCAAATGCCTTTTGTGCTGCATATGATTTTGATTCACCTGGTTATTATATGGGATCGCGTCTTTTTTTATACTATAATCAGCGTGTGATAGATAATACTGTAAATCAAGATTCTGGTGCAAAACTTAAAGATGGTGTAATAGCCATGAAAAAATATGGTCTTTGTCCCGAGACTATGTGGCCATATAATATAAGTCAATTTACTGTAAGACCTCCACAAAGGTGTTATAGAAGGGCATTATTTAATAAGGTCCTGACAGCCTATAATATAAAAAACACATTGCCTTCAATGCAGAATGCTCTTATTAATGGACTTCCTTTTATAGTTGGTATTCTGATATATTCATCATTTGAATCTCAAGAAGTTTCCACTACAGGAATTGTACCGATGCCGAAACAAACTGACAAAGTCATTGGAGGCCATGCAGTATTGGTTGTTGGATACGATAACTCAAAACAATGGTTTATCGTAAGAAATAGTTGGGGTCCTAATTGGGGCATCGGTGGATATTTTTACTTACCGTATTCATATTTATTAAATCCTCGCCTTTCATCAGACTTGTGGACTATTAACAGTATTACCTAACATCTTATTAAGAATTCCTTTATGATTACAGAGAAAACGTGCAAGTCTTGAATAACCAGAATTATTTAATATAATCATTATTTTATTTGCAGAAGCTAATAATAATAAGTCAATAAGGGCTTCAATTAACACATCCGATTCCTTTTTTCCAAATTGATGTAGATTTCCAAGATGGTAATTATTTCTTTTTTCAATATTATAAAATTTAGTATTAGATGTTAATATTTTTTCACCATATTTGTTTTTTAAATTTAAAAGTATTTTATTATTATCTGTCGCTATAAAAACACTCTTTAAGGATGATATTATAAAATTATTATATTTAATAATATCTTGTTTATTAACAAATCTTCCTAAATCAGTACTGCGAATATGAATAGAATTATAATCTACTGGAAAGGTTTTTCTTATTATATTAAATAAATCAATTATTTTTTTATTAAATTTAATTTTATTTATATATGTATAATTATCATCTATACCATATCCACCACAATCACATACTAATAATACAGAATCTGAATGAGTATAATTTAAATTAATACGTACATGTTTATTATATAAACAGTATCCTATTTTATCTGTATGTTTAACATCTTTTGGGTTAAGAATTTGTGATTTATAAAACGCTGGTACAATTTCAACATTATCTGCAACTAATTTCTCCAGAATCTCTTTTGGATTTACTATAATCTTGCAAGGATAATCGGAAAAATCAAAAATATCATTCAAATCTGTTGCACTATACATTATAAATTCAAGAAGAATTGTCCTGTCATGTTTTTTAGCATACGGTGTATAATATGCTAAAATCTTAATACAGTCATTCAATCCTGATCTACACCGTATAAGTAAATATCCACCCATCTAGGAAATAAATATATTTAGTATATCTTTATTATTACACAAAAAATCTGCAAGTCTTGAATAACCGGAACGTTCTGTAGTGAGAATTAATCGTTTAGCATTCGCTAATAATAAAAGGTCAATAATTGCATCTTTTAAAACATCTGATTCTTTCGTTCCAAATTGGTGTAGATTTCCACCTTGATGGGCCTTTAGATTTCCACCAGTATTATAAAATGTGGTCTCTGATTTCAGAATTTTAGAACCGTATAATTCCTCCAAACGGGCGATTTTCAAAGAATCATCAGAAGCTACAAAGACTGGTAGTATTGAATCTTTAATAAAGGCATGTGCCTTTTCTAAAATAGGGCCTTTATATACTTGTGATTTATCTGTTGCTCGTATGTGTACTGCATTGTAGAGTATGGGTAGCATTTCGCGTCTTTTCTTATATTCATCAATCAGATCTTTACTGAATTTTACATAAGAAAGATGATTCATACAATTATTATTACGACCCCATCCATCACGTACGAGTAAAACCTCGCAATTATATGAGGCATTCCTATTAAAATCAATTATAGTATTATTTAACATATAATCTGTGTATGGATCTTTTTGTTTCATGCCTTTTGGATCTAAAAGCTGTGATTTATACTGTGCAGGAATTATTTTAATAGTATCGACGGCCAATTTCTCCAATATTGAAGTATCTAGAATAATTTCAACGGGATAGTTTGAAAAATCAAAAATAGTATTCAAGTCGGTTGCACTGTACATCATAAATTGAAGAATAATCTTGCGGTTATGTTGTATTGCGTACTTTGTACATGTCCATAATTCGTATAGACAGTCATTGAATCCCGTCCTACATCGTAGAAGAATATAGGACATCCTATAGGATTAATATGAATACTTCTGAAGTTATTCCGCGCATAATATGGCAAACCTGGCATACAAAAGACCTTCCACTTAAGATGAGTGAAACTGTACAAAATCTAAGACAACAACACCCAGAGTTTAAACATTATTTATTTGATATTCCGATGTGTCGTAATTTTATAAGAAAATATTTTAGACCTGAAGTTCTTGATGCATATGATAGTCTCATACCATATGCATTCAAATCAGACTTGTGGCGCTTGTGTGTCCTGTATATACATGGTGGTATATATCTTGATATGCGATTTAAATGTGTAGATGATTTTAGATTAACAGAATTATTATCAAGTGAACATTATTCTCCTGCACATATTAAGAATGGAATAAGTAATGGTTTAATGGTTTGTATGCCTAAAAAAACTATTATATTAAATATTATTAAGGAATATACATACAGAATAAAAAATAAAAAATTAAACATAGTTGGTCCTACAATTTTAGGTGAATTATTAAAACCTCATATTACTTGTACATTAGAAAGACGTAATGAAATAGGATATTATTATAATAATAGATATATAATAACAGCGTATAATATGTATAAACAAGATGCAAAACGATTGCATTGGCGTGATTTACTGAATAAAAATATAGTATATAATAATAATTTATTCAAAGATTTTATAGAAATAGGTACCTCTGATTTTAATACAGAAATACAAAAGGCTGATGATACTATAACAGGATTAAGTATTGAACCTATATCATATTACTTAAATAAACTTCCTAATAAACCTTATGTTAAAAAACTAAATATAGCAATTAGCGATACGAATGGAGTATGTAAATTTTTTTATATTCCTAAAAATGATATAAAAAAATATAATCTTCCAGAATGGGTACGAGGATGTAACAGTATTAATTCATATCATCCAACAGTATTAAAATTATTAAAAGATAGAAATATAGAACCAAGACATATTATTAAATCGTATAATATACAGAAAAAAACATTCATGCAATTAATAAAAGAAAAGAATATAAATGGTATCTATTTTTTAAAAATAGATACAGAAGGTCATGATTGTGTTATCTTGAATAAATTTATGAATGATATACAAAATAATCATTTATTACCTCATAAAATAGTATTTAAAACGAATATATTGACACCAAAAGATAATATATCAAAAACGATTGAAGTTATTAAATCAAAAGGATATGATTTAATTTCAAGTAATTCTAATACAATACTGTTACTTAATTTAAATAAACTACAAAATAAAACAAAATTTACAAATGGTCTTAATAATTATTATATTACTAAATATCCTACTGATTATAATAGTAATTCATTACCATATGAAAATACTTTAGAATCAGCAATGGAGTATTGTATAAAAAACAATTATTCTGGAGTAACATATCAAAATAATAATTATGAAGTAAGAGCTGGTAAGTATCTTATGCCTCATAATAAAATAAAAGGGTTAGTTAGTTGGGTATACATATAATATGAATACTGAAGTTATTCCCCGCATAATATGGCAGACATGGCATACAAAAGAACTTCCTCCCCAAATGCGAGAAAATGTAGAAATGCTAAAACAACAACACCCTACCTTACAACATAATTTATTTGATATTCCGATGTGTCATGATTTTATAAAAAATCATTTTAGACCTGAAATCCTCAAAGCATATGATAGTCTCAAACCATATGCCTTCAAATCAGACCTGTGGCGCTATTGTGTTCTTTATATACATGGTGGTATATATATGGATATGCGATACAAATGTGTAGATGATTTTAGATTAACAGAATTACTTGAGGAAGAGCATTATGTTCGTGGAGCTGCACCTACAAATATATATAATGGTTTAATTGTTTGTAAACCAAAAAATCCCTTTTTATTAAAAATTATAAATATATTAACATATCATACTAATCAGAGAATTATTGAATCATCTGTATTTTTTGGCCCTATACTTGTTGGTAAAATCTTAAGACCATATGTAAAATGTTCAATGATTTATGGAGCGAATAAAATATGTAAAAAAGATAAAACAATATTAAGTACATATAATGGATATGGCATAGAGAGAAAAGAACAGCCTCATTGGATACATCAATTAAATAATAAGAATATATTTAATAGTAGATAATATGAATACTTCTGAAGTTATTCCGCGCATAATATGGCAAACCTGGCATACAAAAAACCTTCCACCCAAGATGAGAGAAACTATACAAATTCTAAAACAACAACACCCAGGGTTCAAACATTATTTATATGATATCCCAATGTGTCGTAATTTTATAAGAAAATATTTTAGACCTGAAGTTCTTGAAGCATATGATAGTCTCATACCATATGCGTTCAAATCGGACTTGTGGCGCTTGTGCGTCCTGTATATACATGGCGGAATTTACCTTGATACTAAATTTAAATGTGTTAATGGTTTCAGATTAAGAGAATTCTTAAAAAGAGAACATTACTCCCATTCAATTGATATGAAATTTATCAGTAATGGTTTCATGGTTTGTAGACCCATGAAAGAAAAAATATTAAAGGCTATTAATTATTTGGTTTCTAGAATAAAAAAGAAAAGTATACATATCTCAGGACCTCCAATTTTAGGTAAAATATTAAAACCCCACATTATTTGTGATATGAAACGTGGATGTGGAGGCTATATGTTTAAAGGTAGAAATATTATAACAGAATACGAAGGATATCGTGATCAAAATTTTCAGATGCATTGGACTGAAGCAATCAAAAATAACAGAGTATTTAAATCCTAATTTCTTCGGTAAGCCTTTCTAGATTTACGTGCCGCCTTGCGCAGCTTTCTTGTCTTTCTTCTGCCTCCTGATCTATTAATTCTTATATCAGCAGGTAATACATACATAATTTGATCTGTTCCTTTTGTTTGTAAAAGACCAGGTATCTTTTCATACTTACTTGTGGGATACTCTTTTGAAATTTTAGAAATCCAAAAACCTACAGGACGTGGGTTTCCTGACATATTAATCTCAATATCACGTCCTACTATAAAATATGTTTGACCATTATACATTACTCGCGCCCCTTCACGAATTATACCAGAACTTTCTAAAATATTATGAGATTCTTCACCAGTTACCTTTCCTCCTTTGAATGGATTAGAGTTTTGAATAAAATCATAAAAATTAGTTAATTCAGCATCTGAATAGAAATATTTTGGTGGTCTTTTTTGAGATACAATTTCATAGTGACCATTAGATCTATTACAAATTATAATACCCCCATTTCTATATTCATCTCTATTCGTATAATCGCCTCCAATATCATTCACAGTTGGAGGTTGGTATATTGTCTCCCCTTCCATACGCCCTTCTTTTGCTGTTTCTAAAGAAATAATTCTAACCTTATATAATCCTGATAATAGATTGATATGCGAGTCAAATAAAAAGTTTTGTGTTTTTAATGATTTTATATCCTGACGTAAGGTTTGTTTACTTCTTATTTTTGGATCTCTTGTATTTTCTAGAAGATCTGGAAGTAGATTTCTACGAAACTCAGATGCACATTTATATTTATTATCATAATCTAATTTACGATATGCAGATGAAACTCCCATTAAAAATGAGATAATTAAACAATCATTTTTACCACCACCAGTATTTTGAATCATGTGATAATCACGAGATAGGGTATCAGTAATACGTCTAAACTCGTTAAGTGTCTTGCCAGGTAATAATTGTATTTTATTTTCCCTGTGGTATCTAACTGCTTCTCTTATAAACCGTTCTCCTAATTCTTCTGAATCATCTTCTCTTGAAGTCATAATATCAGGGTCAGACATATTTACCCTATATGTTGTTTGTACCCATCTATTTATATTTTCTAGTGTGGAAATATCCATACTAGAAGAGCTGGAACCTGTATTTGGATTTGTCCATGATGGTCTTGATCCAGATGGCTTTGGTGGTAGTGCTGATGGAGCACGAGGTGGCTTTGGTGGTGAATAATTGGCAAAAGGATTTTGTGAACCTGATGGAGCACGAGGTGGCTTTGGTGGTGAATAACTGGCAAAAAAGTTTTGTGGTGGTGCTGATGGTACAGGAGGTGGCTTTGGTCCTGTTGGTTTTGGGACTATTACTGGTGGTGATGGATATTTTGTAAAAAAGTTTTGTGGTGGTGCTGATGGTACAGGAGGCCTTGTACTTTCAAAGGCCCCAATATTAGAACTATTATAACCCATACTAATTAGTTCTTCAGGTGTAATGCCACTAATAAGAAAATCCTTTATATTTTTACGTGTTTTTTTAGCTTCAGCTTCCCTCTTAGCTTCAGCCGCCAATGATTCTTGAATAACACTCTTAAGAATACTAGCAGAAGTTGCCCTTTCTTTTTCAGCCGCCAATGATTCTTGAATAACACTGTTAGGAATATTATCTCCAGATGCTGCAGCTTTTCTCGCAGCTTGTCTTCTTTTAAATTCTTTATAAGAATCAGAAAATCCACTATAACCAGACATCCTACTAAGAACTAAAGACTTTATTTACAATCCCATTCTGGAAACGGACCCAATTAATTGCAAGACAATATACAAGAACCTCAAACTCCAAATCCTCAGTTCCACCAGGAGGTCGGACATCAATACGTATACGAACATCTGTTGTTTTACTTGCATTTATCCAACCAGTTGGGTCATGCATTCCTGGCTTCTCAGCAAATGTGTACCCATAAATAAAATTATTATACGCGACAATACCACCTTTATGTGCAGACGCTACATTTCTTCTAAAATAATCTCCTTCTGCCTCAATGAGTGGAATCCCATTGACCTGAATGGCAGCATAATCTAACATACTTCCAAAGGGTCGCAACATTGCATCATATTCTGATTCCAGAGTATTGCTATAATTTGTCCACTCGTTATTTACAGAAACCGCTTTCCGCCGAATAACCCAAATAATCTCTTCAACTGGCCCATTCACTTCCAGAGGCAACTGTAGACGCACAAGACCACCACCAGAATTCACAACATATTTCTTCGGTTCATCAAAATTGAAACTCTGAACCTCGCGAAACATACGCTCAAAAGGAGCCTTCAAAAGCGCATTTCTCAACATCCCATCTGTCATCATTCCATATGTCACAAGACGAGCATCCAAGAATTTCGGCGCCACGGTTGAAGCAACTACACTTCTACCCCCAGTAAATTGAAAAGGCAATCCAAGGGGCGTTGAATCGCATTCAGCCCTTATACCTCCAGCGATACGAACACATTCTGAAAAGGGTCTTAAACTCACTTCAATACGAACTGTCTTTTCTCTGCAGGATAAAAGAGGAAATCCATTACGAAGCCGAATGCGCTGAAAACTAAAGGGTAATAAACATGTTATAAAGCCATTTGATGTTGGAAAAACTCTGGATGGATCCCAGCCAATTAAACTAGGAATACTTACAGACCCATACGAATCCGCTGCAATTCCAAATTGTGTATTTATATCGGAAAATAATTTCGCAAAAATATTTGAGAAATTGCCATCAACCGTTTCAAGAACTTGGTCATCAACAATAAGTTCTGCTTTCTGGATAAGTGCTGTACCGAGGCTATTTATATAGAACCAAGCCTCATCAGGATTATTGTATGTGATTGCTTTTTTTTCTATAGCATTTACAAGATCTGGGGGGAACCAGTGACCAAGTTGTACTTGAAATCCAACAGAAAAAAGCAAATCACCAGCGTTCACGGAACCGATTTCAAAGACAAACTTTCCACCAAAATCAAGAGTACCTTTTGGTATAAATTCCTGTAGAACTGGCGTAAAAGGTAGAACACGCCGATCCATTGTTCGTGTAAACCAAGATTTTGTTGCATCAAGAGGAAAAAGATCATCGTCCATTTCATCACGATCTGCAAGATCAATTAAGGTTGTTTGGTCGCCAAGGGGTCTATCCATCTCCTAAACTATAAAAGGAGTTCTTTAATAATAACCGCAAAACGGTTTCCATACAGTGCGTTCTTTTATTATTTCTTTCTTACTCGGTACAACCTCCTTTGTATTTTTAAATATCATATATCTTGATTCAACATGTTTAAAGTCAGTTTTTACAGAGGGTAATTCAGGTGACGGCATCAGTTGATCCTTCAAAACCAGTCTAAAAGGAGGTCGGGATTCCATCCTAATTAGCGTACTCTAACCCTCCACGCCCATTTCGTATCTTATAAATTGCCCACGATTCGCAGCAGCTAATCATATGAACTTGTTTATAACCAAGAACTGGATCTGCCACAACATTATTCAATGTTATAGACAGCATAGGTCTATCGGCCGTTGTAAAATTAATTCCTCCAGTAGGTTCTCTTACACCTCCTTCTATTCTCCAACCACGTGTCCAATTCATAATGGCCAATCCAGAGAAAGATCTTTCTTCCTTCGCATGTCCCACAACATTTTGCCAGACAAAAGGAGGCCACGATTCCTCGCGAACTTTTCCAGCAATAGTTAACTGGAGGCCAGAATAATATTGTCCATCTGCAGAAGCAGAGTTTCTAAAATTCCAGAGACGATTTAGACCAAGGTCAATATTATTTCTGAAATATGTGAGAATTCGTTCTACAGTGTAATTTGCATCCAAATAGCGTACAATGGCTCCAACAGCACCATTGTCAATTGATGCATAATCCAATTGATTTATAGTAAAGACATTATCAAAATAGCGAATATAAGATAATTCAATAACTTCTTTTGCGAGTTGAATACGTGCCTCATTACTCAAATATAGTTGTTTCGTCCGTAAAAAAAGTGTTGGCTGTTTTATTGAATCTCTTGGAATTGCTGGAAGTACTACCACGCCATTTGTCGTTGTCTGAGTAAAGGTTTTTAGCCAAGGATTCGCTGCTCCAGTTGTTGATTCTACAAGTCGTTCAAGAGGTCTAAGTGTTAAGCGAAGGCGAAATGGCTGTTGACGAAGTCCACAGAGAGGAAGACCCTTGTCGCCAGGAAAACATCCAATCATTGGCAGAGGAATTTCCAGACGACCTGGCGCAGCATTTCTCATAATTCCTAGAGTGCTGCCGTCGTGAATTCCAGCTAATTTTTCAGTCAAATATGCTTGATTCCAAGTGCCCTTTGTTAATGCGGAGGCATATAATGTATCTCCACTCACTTCCTGAATAAGAATTTTATCTTGATAGATTTCAATACGTTCAAATAAAAAGTATCCGATTCCATTTACATACCCATATGCTACGCCATTTTGATCAACAGTTTGAGAGGCTCCAACAGATCCAATCATTTCTGGCGGGAGCCATGAGGGTAATTCAATAACAAGGGCAGCTTCTGTAAGAACATCTCCAGGAAGATCAAATTCAAACTCACACCGACTACCGAATCTTGCAGGATTTAGAGGAACTGTCCAGCGCTCTTCAGGAATAGAAGAGGGCCAACGCTCATAGCGCCAGTCAAAGGGATGTGCAGCAGTTTTACTATCTTCTATAAAATATTTGTCTTTTGATCCACGAGCAACGAGCTCATACAAGGACCCTTCAGTACTTGTTTGTGACCGTTGCATATCTATTGTTACAGAGAACTTTGGGTTTATACTCAGCGACGAATCTAAAAAATTGATAATAATTATATGACCATCATCAACAGAAATGAATTTAGTTATTGTTGAATCCCCTGCAAAATGCGGGAAGATTCAAGGGTTCTTGGGATCAGGTTTCAAGGTCATTGCCTCCATGGGTCACATTCGCCATCTCAAGGAGGATTTGGACTCTATTGGCTTAGATAAGGATTTTGATCTGAAATTTGAATTTATGAAGGAAAAGAAAGAAACAATTAGCCAGCTGAAGGCCGCAAGTGCAAAAGCAACAACGGTTTATTTAGCAGCAGATGATGATCGTGAAGGAGAGCTTATTGCATATAGTGTTTGTCTTCTCTTGAATCTAAATCCTCTAACAACTCCCAGATCTGTATTTCATGAAATTACAGAAAAAGCTGTAAAGACTGCTATTTCATCACCGAGACTTCTGGATATGAATAAAGTCCATGCTGCACAGACAAGAGCCGCATTGGATATGATGATTGGATTTACTATGAGTCCACTTCTCTGGAAAACAGTAGGCTCTGGATTGTCGGCTGGTCGTTGCCAAACAGCAGCCCTCCGTCTAGTGTGTGAGCGTGAAGAACAAATTACATCCTTTGAGGCCACAGATTCTTGGAAAATTAAAGGAGAATGGTCTTCCAAGAATGGAAAATGGCCATCCGTTCTAACAGATGAATTAGAAGATGAAAGTTCTGCAACTGCATATCTTGAAATTCACCACGAGGAGCCAAATGGAAAAATTATAAAAGCAGAGACGACCCAATGGTCAGAGAATGCACCCTTGCCACTAATTACAAGTACCCTGCAACAACAAGCATCTTCTCTATTCATGTCTCAACCTAAGAAGACAATGAACACTGCTCAGCGTCTTTATGAAGCGGGTTATATTACATATATGCGTACAGATAAGGCAATTCTAAGTGAAGAGGCACAGCAAGATGCAGAAAAATATGTTGAAACAAACTATGGCAAAGACTATGTTGGGTCAACAGCAGCAGCAACAGCCAAGCCAAAGAAACCCTCAAAGACACAACAGACAGAAGTAAAGGCACAAGAGGCGCACGAAGCGATTCGGCCAACACATCTTGAAATGATTCATCTTCCAACAACTGAGGATTGGTCAACGATTGATCGTAAGATTTATGGCCTCATTTGGACAAGAACACTACAATCTGTAATGGCTAAGACAAAGGGTGAGCAACGTACTCTTACTATTGTGGCTGATGGTGATGATGCAGAGGACTTCACATGGAGATCTTCATGGCGCAGAACAACCTTTGATGGATGGCGCAAGATTTCTCTGAAGGAAAAGTCAGAAGAAGAACAAGAAGAGGAAAAATCAGCAGAGGAATCAGAATGGATAATGGCGAGTGCTCTAAAGGTTGGTCAAATCATTCAGTGGACTTCAATGACTGCTGAGCCGTATCAGACAAGAGCAAAACAACATTTCAATGAGGCGAATCTTGTTAAGGAACTAGAAGAGAGGGGAATCGGTCGCCCATCAACCTTTGCAAATCTGATTTCAACAATCCTGGATCGTCAATACGTAGAAACAAAAACCTTTCCATCACGTGAAGTAAAAACAAAGAGTCTAATCATAGAGCCAAATCAATGGCCTCCCAATGAACTCATACAGTCAAAGCAAGTCGGCGGTGAAAAGAATCGCCTCGCACCAACATCGCTTGGTAAGGATGTTCTGAAATATCTTCTTGAACATTTCAATGATCTCTTTCTCTACGATTTTACTGCAAGAATGGAAAAGCAACTTGATACAATTGCTGAAGGAAAAGAGGCCTGGAAGAAAGTTCTGAAGGATACTTGGAATGCGTATAAGGATCGCTATAATACACTAAAATCTCAAGCTTCAACGGTATCATCAGAACGTCGCAGAGTCTTGGGTGATCTACTTGCAGTCATTGGAAAGAAGGGGCCTTTGCTTCTTAAAGAATCTCCTGATGGCGATAAGGATAAAACTGTATTTTACGGATGGCCAGATAATATTGCCTTTCAGGATCTTACAGAGGAACAAGCAATTGAATTCGCAAATAAAACCAAGGATGATTCATCTCTAGGTATGCACGAAGGTCATCCTGTAGGGAAGAAGAAGGGGAAGTTTGGCTGGTATGCCACATGGAATGGACGTACAGTCGGCTGTAAGGAAGAAGATACATTGGAGGAAATTGTTGAAAAATTTGCGGGACAGCAAGTTGGAACTCGTGTTGGACAATTTGAAATTCGTACAGGTCCCTATGGTCTCTATATGTTCAAGACGGCAGTAACAGGTTCTTCAAGGAAATTTGTAAGTGTCCCTCAAGGCATTGATCTAGAAACTGTTACGGAGGAGGAACTTATTACAATCTTTCAAGCAGGTCTGAAGAATAAGGCAACTTCTTCAGGATATAGTGGAAGGGGTGGAGCACAAGGAGGTGGAGCACAAGGAGGTGGCCAAAGAGGAAGAGGCGGTCAAAGGGGCGGTCAAAGAGGTGGATGGAGGGGCAGAGGAAAGGTCTAAGCACCATCGTATAAATGACAACAGATGGAAGAGAGGCTAAAAGCCTTAGAGTTGTTAGTTTTTAATCAACAAACACGTATAGACTACTTGGAAAAGCAAAATAAATTATATACCAAAGATATAGAGACTTTTTTAAATGAACAGATTACCTTGGCTCAGAGTCAGCGAGGATCAAGAGGAACCGATATGATTACTCTAATGAAATATGTAACAACAACGATTGCTGGATCGGTAACAAAACTTCAACAGGAAGTCACAGATATTTTAGATTCCTATATTCAAAAGAATCATCAGGTAATTGTAGAGCTTCCAAAGCACCAAAACCAAGGACAAGGACACAACCAAAACAATGAAGAAATTACAAATATGAAAGAATCAATCCTACATCTTGAAAAGCAACTTGTAGTAGAGGTCTCTAAAATGCAAACCACGAAACAGACAGACTTCTCTCCTCTAACAAAACTTCAAGCCACTGTTGATCAACTTGTCAGGGATATACAGAATCTGAAAAAGCTTGATTCAAAGGCCTTTATAGATTCATGTATAACAACCGCCTCTTCTAATCTAAGAAAAGAATTCATCTCTCAAACAGAAGTAAAGGCTTCAAAAGAATCAGTCATAAAATGCAAAGAAGATATTCGGCGTCTTGAAAAATTAATCTATAAAACACCTATAGAAGAAAGCCCAACATTTTATCAGGAATATGAAAACTCTTCAAAAGAATCATTCTGTGCATGGTTTGAACAAGAAAAACAAAGTCTAGAAGAATTTACGAAACGAAAGGAGAAAGAATTACAGCATTCTCTGAATGTATCTCTTGAAACAATTCAGAAAGTCAATAGACAATTACCAGAGTCAGTCCTAGATAAATATGTATTAAAATTCACTGCACTTCGTGATGAATTATATACGATTGTTCAGGGAAATGAAACACTTTTTTCAGAAACGATGGAAGAAATTAACAGAAAACTTACGAGCGAATCAAAGCAACTTTCAGAACTTCAGCTGTCTCAAATGCGTCTTCAGAAATATCTAGAGAAAAATCCAATTGTACAGCCAGAGCCTCAAAAGGAGATTGTCAAGAAACCTCAAGAATCAATAAATACATACTCTATTCTTACAAAATGCTTCTATACTGCCTTATTCGGCAAAAATACAGATACTCTTGGAATTTTTGAACCGATTCCAGGATGGGATTATATTTGTTTTACAGATTCTGATATTGAGTCGCCAGTCTGGAAATGTATAAAGATAGATCCAGTATTTCAGAAGCCAGTATTGAATGCGAAATATGTAAAATGGATGAGTCACGAATTTGTGGGAGATTATGATGTGGCCGTTTGGTTGGATGGATATATTTCACCGAATCCGCTTTATAATAACCTTTTTGAATCATGGATTACAGATATGTACAGAAATAACATACAGATTGGTCACAGAAAACACGCAGAGCGTAATTGTATTTGGGATGAATGTGATGCTGTTCTAAAATCTAAGAGAGACACAAAAGATCATGTAGATTCTGTAAGAAGTCGTCTGCGATCGGCAAAAATGCCGAAAGGGTGGGGTCTATTTGATACAAATATTGTTATTAAATTTCAGAAGTCTAAAGAAGTTGAAGATCTTGGGAAGGAAATATTCGCCTTGCTTGAGAAAGATTCTTATAGAGATCAACTCGCAATACCGTATGTTTATTATCTAAATAATTATAATAACTTTAAAGAATATTCACTTCTTGAAGCTTGTTTGAAAACGGGTATTCATGTTCGCAATATATCCGGATAGATTTTCTGCGTCCATAGTATAGAATGTCATCTGTTCAGACTTCCATTGCTCAGCGCAAGAATAAGAAGCTTCTCGTAGTTAACGCCACAGGGTCTGCCTCTATGCTATACACCACTGCTCAGCTCTACAACGCATTGAATGTAACGTCTGGTCTCTCTCAACCTGTTCAATTTATTGGTGCAAGAGCTACAGTCCCAGGTGGTGTAATAACGGATGACAATCTTGGATATGTGGTTGCATATGCAACGGATGCTGATCTTGGTCTCTTCATTACAAGGGCGTCAACTGGCCTTGCAGCCCTCATTGCTTCAGGAGGTACCGCCGCAACAGTAGGCGAGACACTCCGTGATTTGGGAAGAAAGGTGCGTGTAGGTACAGTACAAAATGGATCTCTAATTACATTTACACAGGTTCAGCGTACAGATCTGGGTCTAACGACAACATCAGGTGTGAAACAAGAAAATGCTAATGCTACAGTTGATCCTCAAACCCCTTATAACGTCTACTGGGTAGTAACTGAATCCTTTTCTGGTAACAATACATCTTCAGTACTCTACAGCTCTTCCAACAGGGTCATCGTTGGCGTTGTACCCACCTCATAAATTATCTAAGATCAATAATAATAATTAAAACCATTAAAAATGTTTTTAATTATATTTTTTCAAACTGCAATTAATTTAAGCAGCCGCAGTCGCCTTCTTTACTACGCGCTTCTTGGGGGCCTCTACTGCAACTACTACAGGGGCGGCCTCTACCTTCTTCTCAGCGCGCTTGGCTACCTTCTTCTCGGCCACGGGCTCGGCTACGGGTGCACCCTTGCGACGAGCAGAGGCCTCAGCTACGGCGCGCTTGTAGGGAGTCTTGGCATCGGCCTTGCGCATCTCATCCCATACCTTGCGTACCTCCTCATGCCAGGCCTTGAGCTGCTCAGGGGTCTCGCCCTTTGCTACCTTCTGGCCATCAGTGCCTACCTTGGTGCCACGGCGGCGGCGACGAGCCTTTAGCTCCTGGCGCGCGGCGCGCTTCAGGTCCTTAAGACTCTCCTCAATCTTCGCGATACGCTCAACTAGACTTAGATCAACATCAACAGGTAGAACAGTGGTTGCCATTTCTCTTATACCCTTATGGTTATTAATATTAGTGGTCCTTTAAACGCACGTTTTATTTTTTCAAAACGCTTCGGGAGTCTTAGAAGAAAGTTACTGCGTTTATTTTACAAGTATCTTCGGTAGGCCACGAGCGCCTTGGAGTATGTGTTTGCAGGGCACATATGTGTACCATTTCCATCAAAGACATCCAAAATTTTTAGAAGTGTGTATCGGGTATTATTAATACTTCTTCGTAGGTATGTAGGTGAAAAAATATCTAGTTGAATACAGAGTAGTTGATTTCCAGATACATCTGTCCAGACAATTCTCGTGTTGATAGATCCAGCAATATTCGGCCAAGGGTTTGATGTACTGCGATCATTAAATCCTGTTACAATAGGGCATTCTGTGTTGGAGCAAAGAGGATCTACAGAAGGCTCCAAAGGCAAATAGTTATATTTTACATTTGTTGTAACTGTTCCATCTGTTACAGGTAAACCAGGGTTATTGAATTGTACGGTCATTACGGTCATATCTCCAGATTTGGGAGAGACGGGAGTAAAATCTAGGGCAGCAAGTTTAAACTGCGAAAAACCATTGCTACAATCTCTTATGGATGCATATGAAGTTGCAAGAAATATAAATTTAAGTAAACTGAACATCTATACTTTCATATATATATTAATCGTTTAGACACAGAATCGTCCAAATGTATGTTGACCATTTTCCGCACTTCCAGGACCAGTGCTTAGGCATGTTTCAGAAGAACATTCAAGATTGCTTTTGCAAGATGCACCGCTTGGCAAAGCTCCAGCAAATCCTTCATAATTTGTAAAGAAGATGAAATATACAAGAACAAGTATTAGGATTATAACCAATACTTGTTTCATTCTATTTATAGCTATCTTAATTTACTTGCATTTTCTAGTGATTACATTTTGACCCTTAACAAGTCTACTAGATGCAACGCAGTTTTTAGAAGTACATGCGTTATTGTCTGAACAGACAGCACCACTAGGTAATCCAAAGCCTTCATAAAAGTATTTTTTCAAACAGCTTAGAACAAGTACAAAAACGAGAGAATGAACGATTGCCGCAGTTACACTTGTTTGGCAAGACATCCAAACGCCTTTTGAACCAGGGGGGAGTGTTAGAAGAACACCGGGTGATAGTACGAAAAAAAGAGCAGCAAGTACAAACCACATTCTATATATATAGAATATCTTTTTCAGTATAATTATTATCATGAAAAAGAGAAACGGTCTTTGCAGGGGTTGAACCTGCGACTTTCCGGTTAACAGCCGAATGCTCTAACCAACTGAGCTAAAAGACCAGATTTTTAGTATTTTTAGCAAGAAACTAAAATACAAAGAATATCATTTTTAGTAATGATACACTTATAGAATTATTATTTGAAGGGGAAGTTTCATATAATAATAATTCAATTCACTGTACACTGTTGTATCCCCAATATTCTCGGAGATATTGATTCACTTGTTTTAAACGCGCATTATAGAATGAGTGGAATAAAGGGTGATACTGGGATTACTGGCAATGTAGGGCCTCAAGGTGCAACAGGTGTGGGTGCAAGAGGTTATCCAGGATTAACTGGCCCCGCAGGTCCACAAGGATTAATTGGTATAACCGGTCCATCTGGATCTATAGGCGCTACTGGTGTTCAAGGACCAACAGGGCCATCACAAGGGCCTATTGGTTTAACAGGTAATACAGGTGTACAAGGATCTACGGGTGTACAAGGATCTACTGGTATACAAGGATCTACAGGTGTGCAAGGATCTACAGGTGTGCAAGGATCTACAGGTGTGCAAGGACCTGCTGGTATTCAAGGTCTTCTAGGTGCTACTGGTATTCAAGGGTCAACAGGACCACAGGGAGTAACTGGAGTAAGAGGAACTATAGGACCAACAGGACAGGTTGGACAAAAAGGAAATAAAGGAGATACTGGTATTAGTGTTCCAGGTACAACAGGAGCAGCAGGTCCACAAGGTGCAACTGGTGTAGGTACAAGAGGATTTCCAGGATTACAAGGGATGACAGGGCCAACAGGAGCAACAGGTACAAGAGGGCCAACAGGATCTCCAGGAGTACAAGGACCGACTGGGCCTTCTGGAGGACCAACAGGACCAATAGGATCTACTGGTGTTATAGGATCATCAGGAGTTCAAGGAGCAACTGGAGTAACTGGAGCAACTGGAGTAACTGGAGTAACTGGAGTAACTGGAGCAACTGGAGAAACTGGAGCAACTGGAGCAACTGGAGTAACTGGAGCAACTGGAGTAACTGGAGCAACAGGTGAAACAGGTGTTATGGGATCTACAGGTGTCAGAGGGACCACTGGTGTCACAGGATCAACAGGATCTACAGGTGTCGCAGGATCTACAGGTGCAACAGGTGTTATGGGATCTACAGGTGTCAGAGGAACAACAGGTGTCACAGGATCAACAGGATCTACAGGTGTCACAGGATCAACAGGTGCCACAGGAATAAAAGGAGATACTGGTATTGGTACAACTGGACCAACTGGACCTTCTGGTGGACCTAAAGGTGACACAGGTATTCAAGGGCTAAAGGGTGATACAGGTTCAGGTGGTGGGGGCGCTGGATTAACAGGAGATACTGGTGTCACAGGATCTACTGGTGTTTCAGGAGATACAGGTCTACAAGGAGATACTGGTGTTTCAGGAGATACAGGTCTACAAGGTGATACTGGTGTTGCAGGATCTACAGGTGTTGCAGGAGATACAGGTCTTGCAGGAGATACAGGTGTTGCAGGATCTACAGGTGTTTCAGGAGATACTGGAATTCAAGGAGATACAGGTGTTGCAGGATCTACAGGTGTTGCAGGAGATACTGGAATTCAAGGAGAAACAGGTCTACAAGGTGAAACTGGTCTACAAGGAGAAACAGGTCTACAAGGTGAAACTGGTGTACAAGGAGAAACAGGTCTACAAGGTGAAACAGGTCTACAAGGTGAAACAGGTCTACAAGGTGAAACAGGTCTACAAGGTGAAACAGGTCTACAAGGTGAAACTGGTCTACAAGGTGAAACTGGTCTACAAGGAGAAACAGGTCTACAAGGAGAAACAGGTCTACAAGGTGAAACAGGTCTACAAGGAGAAACAGGTCTACAAGGTGAAACTGGTCTACAAGGTGAAACTGGTCTACAAGGTGAAACTGGTCTACAAGGTGAAACTGGTCTACAA